GTATAATTATACTGCATGCATTTTAGTTTATTTCTGATGGTATAGGGATGATAACGTTTACCCTGTTTGGAACATTCAAAAACTACACCTAAGTGACCTGGAGCGGCTGTTAAATCAATCACTCTGTCTTGACCATCACCATATTTGTTGATGAGATCAAACAGTTCACCCATTTTTAATGGCATGTGATTACCGGTTTTCTCCTTGAGAAGATAAATGGTATCCATCACTTTCAAATTGGTATGTAAAAGTTGGTTGGTTGTAGATATTATGGTTTTATAACCTCCAACATACCTACTGTAATACCAATGAGCTTCGCCATTGTGGCATATTTTTAAATTTATATCACCTTCCTTAATTCGAAATGTGGATACAGAATTCTGAGTGCGATTAATCACAACACAATTTTCATTGTTTATGAACGCAATTAGAAATATTTCTTCCAGACTCAGCCAAGTTGATTCAGCAGTGAGTAAACGAACGGAAGCAGCATCCTGATCAAATCTGAGAGTAGCTGTTGCTTTCTCATCTTTCAAATTTCGATGGTGATAAGATAATCCCATGAATTTCTTATATTCAGCCTGGGTTGGGTTGAATCTAAGTGCAGTTTTGTCATGTGCATGCATAGCGCTCTGCAAAGCTTGATATGCGCACTGTCCGTCTCCGAATTTATTTTTCGGTTCATGCTGGACTGCCGGTACGTTAACGACCTTGACATCGACGATTGCATCTTCTTTTACTGGTTCCGTGACACTTGGAACATCAGTTTTTACCTGTTCTGGATCAACCTTAGAAACTGATTCTGATTTAAAGTCCGTTTCAGTATTGATGGCCCAATCCGCTTTGATGGCATCAAACGGTTTTGTAGAATGGGGGATATTCTCATACATATAATGTTGTAAGTTAACTACCCTCACCTGCATCAGGTTAGATACAATTTTATCCAAATGATTCATTTCATCAACGCCTTCGTAAGTGCTAAACCACGAGCCCAATAATTCAGACTGTGACTGCTTAATCAAGGTTTTAAACTTGATCCAGCTCTGACTAATAACACCACGTCTGCGGTCTTTATCAATCTTGCTGAAAGCAGCCTTAATGGTTTGTGTGGCATCACAACGTCGAATAGCGACGTACAAAAACAAAT